ATGTGTTCCAGAACGTCTATGCAGCACACCAAATCGGCTGACCGTGGCTCACCGTACTCAGGGAACACGGGATCGTAGGCAGAATAAGCAACAAGAACGCGCAGTTTTTCCAGTTCCTCGCGCAACCGCTGCTTACCGGCTCCGTAATCGTGTAGCGACTCAAAGCGAAACTGACGGATGAGGTCAGCCACGATGGGTGCAAAGCCGATAGAGGCCACCCCGTACTTAGGGTTTTCGTGGAGGCGTTGTTGTTCGGCGAGATATTCAGCGGAAATCATGGTAGACCTTCCATTGTGGTGGTGATCGGTGTACCCTCGTAAAGAGCCGATAAATAGGTGATTCATGGCTAAACACGAAGATGCAGGTGTTTTTGTTTCGGCGCTGCTTCACAGCAGTACGGTGGCGCATTTTCTGCATTTGTCCACCAAATCATACGCTGAACACAAAGCCCTCGGCCACTTTTACGAGGACATCCTAGATTTAGCCGACAAGTGGGCCGAAACTTATCAGGGCCATTACGGTCTAATCCCGCTCACCGCCTACCTTGACGACTTCAAGGTGCAAAAGGACGCCAAGGCGTACATCAGCGGATTGTTAAGTTTTGCCAAGGGTTCGCGTGACACGCTTCCTGACGACCCTGACTTGCAGAACATCCACGACGAGATCGTGGGGCTGATCGCCTCCACGCTGTATAAGCTGACCAACCTTTCCTGACATGGCCGCCGACCGTAGCCGTTTAGCCGCCGCGCTGGCTTACAAGCAAGCCGAGGAAGAACGCCGACGGCGGTTGTTAGAGCAGCCGCAACTAACAGATCGGCAGCGCATGGATTTAGCTCTAGCGGCAGATCGCCGCGAACAGGCCATGATGGCCGACACCCAGCCAACGTTAGAGCGTGAGGTGCAGCGCCTGACCGGCCTACAACCAAACCTTGAGCGCAGCAACATTCTGCCTTACTACAGCCAAGAAACCGGGCTGGTAGCGCCACAGTTTGTGTACGACGCGGCAAAAGCAATTGTGGCTCCCGGATACGCCGCTCGCGGCAATCAAGTTGACCCAGCAGAAGCCTTGAACGTCGCCGCAAACGTCATGGGGGGTTCCGTTGGCGGCTCGGCATTAGTTCCGGTGGAGGGAACTATTGCTGGTATGGGCGCATCGCGCAAAACACCGAAGGTGACTTATGAACGACGAGAAGAAGGGCCGTTCCTCCGAATACGGCAAATCCAGCAAAGCGTTGGAAAAATACCGCAAATTGTCAGCGGAAGTGGAAAAACTCCGCAACGGGCGCCCTCGAGCGGAGCTGTCGGAGGAGGAAAAAGCGTGGCGGTGGCGACATCTGATGCGCCATCGGTCGTTTCTGGACGACGTCTAACGCCTACACAGGTCGCTAACCAATATACCGAGAGGGAATTCGGCGTCCCATATAAATTGCCAAAGAACCCGCCGAGCAGCTTGCAAAAGCAAGCGCCAATTGGACGCATATTTCTTGAGGCTACCAAAGAGACGCCGCAATATAAAACTGCGACATTTGAATCGTATAAACGGTTAATGCCCGAGTTGCTACAACAAAACAAAATAAAAAACTACGACGATTTTTTGGAAAAATCGTATTTACAACTTGCAAAAGAAGTAAAAGCGCAATTTGATTCCCTGCCAATTTCTATGTCGTACTACCGTGGCGGTGAAGGCGCGTACAAGAGCAGTAAACAGCTATTTGAGGACATAGACAAGCGCGGCCATATGTTCGTTTATCGTGGCGGCGATCCTCACGATTTTTTGGGCCAAATTGACCCAGATACCGGACTTTCGTATAACGAAATGTTCCGTGCAGTACACGATTATTTCGGCCACGCAGTACACCGCAACCAGTTCGGCCCCGTTGGCGAAGAAACGGCATGGGCCGCTCATAGCCGAATGTTTAGCCCGCTCGCTCGTGTAGCGATGTCAAGCGAAACGCGTGGTCAAAACAGCCTAGTTAATTACTCACCGTTAAATGCCGAATTAAAAGCAGCAATTTTGAACGCGGAACAAGAAATTGCTGATGCAATGATGTACGGGTACGGCGAAGAAACAATCAAGCAATTGCGTTCAGCTCGGCAAGAATTGTTCAACGATTTCCAATATGCCCCGCAAAAGTCAGTTGTATTGCCTGCGGAAATGATCCAGATTGATTATATGGGCGCACCGATTCCCGGCTTTGAGGGATTGATCATGCCCGACCCAGGAACCGCAACCAATTTGCCATTGACACATTATAGTCAAAGCGCATCACTAACGCAGACTGACCCAACTCGTTATGGCACCGGCATTAAAGGCGAAGAAGCAGCGCGATTGCGCCAAGCGAAAGACATACGAGATCGGACTTATTTTTACACCGGCAAACCTAACGCAGTACGTCCAGAGGCAGGTTTAGGGCCAAACATTTACACCGCAGAAGGCCAAAACCTTTACAACATGAAACGCGATCCAGCCAAGCTCGGAGTGCTGGCTGATGTCGTCAACACAACGTCGCCACTCGCGCAAATGAATCCCGGCGCAATGGATGACTTCCAACGCGCAAACGACTTTGAGCGCTTGATGCGAGCCTACGGTTACTCGGGCTACTTTAGCCCCGATCAAAAGGTCGCCACCGTGTTTGAACCCATGAACGTCCGATTGGCTCGCGCATTAAGGAGATAAAAATGCCTAGCACATCTGACAAGCAACGTCGGTTTATGGCTGCTGCCGCTCACGATCCGGCTTTCGCCAAGCGCGTAGGCATACCGCAGAGCGTAGCCAAAGACTTTAATCAGGCCGACAAAGGCAAAAAACTTGCTAAAGCCATGAAAGGTATGGCAAAAAGCAGCCGTTATGCCTGAGAACAGCACTAGTTTTAAAAAAGGCAAGAAACCCGGCCCCGGTCGGCCAAAGGGTATGCCCAATAAAGCCACGCAGGCCGCCAGAGAGGCCATTGCAGCGTTTGTGGACGGGAACGCAGACAGACTCCAAGGGTGGCTAGACGAGATCGCTGCAGAGAAGGGAGCGCAGGCTGCCTTTGACGCCTTCAGCACCCTACTGGAATACCACGTTCCCAAACTTGCCCGTCAAGAAATCACAGGTAAGGACAACGGCCCGGTCAAGGTACAGATCGGATGGATGGCTCCCGAATAATCCTGCCTTACCGCCCACGCAAAGCGTTCATGCCGTTTCATGAGCGCACGAAACGCTGGGCTTGCCTTGTCGCACACCGCCGCGCAGGTAAGACGGTTGCCGCCGTCAACGACATGATCCGCGCTGCTGCGATGTACCAGCAGCCTTACGGGCTATTTGGTTACGTCGCCCCTTACCGCAGTCAGGCAAAAGCCGTGGCGTGGCAATACTTCAAGGACGGGGCGTACCCGATTATTGATAACGTCAACGAGCAAGAACTGACTATCACGCTAATCAACGGCAGTCAGATACGCTTGTTCGGAGCCGACAACGCCGATTCCATCAGAGGATTGGGCTTCTCGGGGCTGTACCTAGACGAATACGGTGACTTTAAACCAAGTGTTTTCGGGAACGTCTTGAGAGCGGCCCTGTCAGACAAGCAGGGTTGGTGCGTTTTCGGCGGTACACCGAAAGGCAAAAACCAGTTCTGGGAAATTTACGATACCGCCACTCGTCTCCCTAGCGAGTGGTTCCTGTTGCGCCTTCCCGCCTCAACCAGCGGGCTTCTCCCGGCGAGTGAGCTAGCCGCCGCAAAGGCGCAGTTGGCCGAGGATCAGTACCTACAGGAGTACGAGTGCAGCTTTGAGGCTGCGATCCTCGGTGCTTTTTACGGCAAGGAGATGCGCGAGGCCACAGACCAAGGCCGCATCACCAACGTGCCGTACGACCCGAACCTGCCGACATACACCGCATGGGACTTGGGCTATCGCGACGACACCGCGATATGGTTCTACCAAGTCACCCGTGGCGAAATCCGCGTCATAGACTTTTATGCCGTCTCGGGCGAGGACATTCACACGATTGCCGATGTAGTACGCAACAAGCCGTACCGCTATGCCAAGCACTACCTACCGCATGACGCTCGGGCCAAGAGCTTGCAGACCGGCAAGAGCATCATTGAGCAACTGGCGGCGCAGTTAGACATCGCTAAACTTGCTGTTGTCCCCGACATCGGTGTGCAGTCAGGTATCCAAGCGGTACGCATGATGCTGCCGCGTGTGTGGTTTGACGCGACGAAGTGCAGCGATGGCATAGAGGCGCTGCGCCAGTATCAACGTGAGTACGACGAGGACAAGAAAGCCTATCGTCAGTCACCGCGCCACGATTGGACAAGTCACCCTAGTGACGCTTTCCGCATGGTTGCGGTATCATACGCAGAGCAGAGTGACAAGACCCCGGCCTTGGAGGTAAAACCGCTGATGGTCGGCCCTGAAAACACCGTTACCCTTAACGATATGTGGGCGGTGCATGATCGAACCAGCTCGCGGAGGGCGAGGATATGAGTACCCCGGTCAACG